TGACTGTGGCTCGCATACTTTAGCCTTCTTACCCTTGATGTTAGCTTCATTTAAGAAGTTAGATTCTAAGTTTGCAGAGCTTGAAACTTTCTCACGTGTTCAGCGTTATGCTGGGGATATTGGCGGGATTGGTATGGGTGAGATTTTGGTTAGGATTTAATCTTATTTCTCATCAAAAGTCATTGCGAACGTAATGAAGCAACCTAGAAAGCCACCAAGGGAAACTGAGGTGGCTTTTTAATAAGCTACAAAGGTACTAAAATACAGATCCAAAATTAATTATAGACTCTATCAGATGCTATTCTTTGAGTGAATATTCAAAATTCATCTCATAAAGCATTAGTGAAGCCATTTTTTGTAATGTACCTACAAGCATTAAATTGGCGATGTCAGATGATTCGTATATTTCATCTCTAAATTTTTTATATTCATCAGATCCATCATAAATATGACTCTGGAATACAAAATCAATATCTCCATGAATAAACCTTGATCTGAAATCATACATCCAACCAAATTTCTTTTTGTTTTCTAATCTTGGCCCAAGAAAAGCTTCGCTTTTTGATAATAGCTGATCTTTTAAGGCAGTATTACTTTTCCCATAAAGAGATTCTAGAGCCATCAAAGACCAAATTAAATCAAGCATATTCTCTGTTTGTGTGTTTTTATGAAAAAGGTAGCTTATAGCCGCTAAGGAACGTCCTAAACTGCCTTTCCCAACACCTTCATCAAAACCATCTATAGCTTCAATCCATTCCCAAACAGATGATATGGCCATTTTAGAAAGGTTTGGCCACTTCAATCGATCCGATAATTCAAATAAATTATCCCAGTCATTGACTGCTCCAGTGTGTTCTTGATACCAAGATCCATTTATAAATGAGTCGCATTTTGAGAACTGTAAAGAACCTGGTAAAGCTATATTTGCGCAAAGGGTTAGATCAAGAATATATTTTAATAGAAGATTAATATAAGCATCTAAATAGAGAATAGCTGCGTTGTCTTCATCTATATCAGTTAATTCACGATAAGGATTATCTTCTAGTTCAAACTCAAGAAATACAGAAAAATTTAGTACTTTAAATTTTGTAATAGGATTAGATTTAATGGTATTTAAATAATCATGGTTTTTCCCTTGTACTTCATCATTTTTTTCGATTATCTCAATTTTAACTACCGGATAATGTTTAACAAAATGGTTGCCTAGATGTTTTTTTCCGGAAAATTTAACTATTTGCTCTAATGCATCATTCCTAATTTTATTAATATCAGTTTCAGGTGCATAAAATGCAATGGGAACATTTATAGAAATTAAGTCTTGTTGCATATTGCCAAGCACTTCTCGTTAATAGTAACTATTACTTTGATATTTAATATTTGAGGTGTCAAATAGAGAAGCTTATTTCGGACTAAAGCCCGAGTTCATTGATTTTCGATGCTCGGCTTCGCATAAGGGCGTTTAATTCTTTACTTCTCATTGTTGCGTGCTCGCCTTAAACAAGAGAATTCAGTTTCAGGAAAATAGAAGAATCCCACAAATCCCCTTTCGTACTGACGAGTAGCGGAGATTTTTCTGGATAACGGCTGATTAGTGTTTGAGTGTGTGAGGTCATAAGGATTACGATCTAATGGCGTGGTGAATATTTAACTGGGATTATCCGGTATTAATCGAGGAATACTGGGATTTGGTTTTAATCCTTAAATGGGATAATATGGGATTAAACGAAATAAAGGGGTTAAATATGGCGCGCGCGACATTCTTTAATAAGTTACCTGAAGATATCCAGCAAGAAGTTAATAAACGTTTAAGACAATCCAGCTATGGTAATCAAAAAGAGTTATTAGAGTGGCTTATTGGTGCTGGATACAACGTCACTAAATCATCGTTAAGCCGTTATTCTACTGCATTAAGGCGCTCAGACGGTTACGACAATATGACAGCGCACGAAATAGCAGCGGAGACGTCTAGCAGTGAAGGTTTAAGTCGACAAGATGCAATCTTAATAGAGCTAGGAAAGTTGAAATTGCGTGAAAATGAATTAATAACTGAGTTAATGGGATTACGGGAATAGTTATTAATCAATAAAACCAGTTTTACAGCAAATTTAAACGGCATTTAAAGACAAATTATGAATTGCGATCTTTTTGGATAAAAACGGATCGAAGTCACATGAATTGCGATCAATCTTCTTCTTGATGATCAGACATCTTATTCAAGCAATGCATTAAATCGAAAGCAGCCCCGGCAGCACGGACATTTTCATCTATCGCGCTACCAGAAACGACGATATAGTGCGAACCATCATCACAAAAAGCAACAGCAGCGAGACCTTGTACTTTCTTGTCTTGTGCTAAGTTAAAGATATCGCTTGAAGCTTGAGCGGTAGAAGGTGAGTTTTCAGAGTTAAATTTTTGTATTGAAGAAAGAGAGCGTTGAGCTTTAGTTAAAATGTTGTGACTATTCGGTGTTTTGTATTTCCATATAACTTTTTGATAATTATTATCTTTATTTGTGTTTTGTGCCATCTTTTACATTACTAAAAGGCTTTAAGATACTATCTAAGCCCGTCAATTTCACTTTGGAACTTGTTCTGTCCTTATTCATTTCAATAAATTTAGCAATGACATGATTAAACACAAGCGTGAGGATAGATTCACGTTGGTGTTCGTTTAATGATGAAACAGCCTTCCACCATATTTCACCCGCTTTACCAAGTTCTGATGGGCTAAAGCCTTCATCAGAATCGGTATTGTATTTATTAGAAATGGTTTCAAGTAAAGGTGGTCTGGCTGACTCAGAGCCAGCGGAAGGATCATATATTTTTGGTGTAAAACCAGATCCAAGTTTATCTTCTAAAGTTGGATCAGAAGATCCAAGTTGAGAGTTTTGATCCAAGTTTTCGTAAGTATCTGTATTTATTTCACTTGTTACAGATCTAGTTGAGTTAGCGTCTTGTTTTAAGTTGGATCTAATGCCAACAACAACATACAAGATATCGACGCCTAAACCATAGGCATTCTCTAAATATTCCGTATCGGGTTTTCTGCGCTGTTTTTCATAATTAATTTGCGTATGCCGAGACACACCGACCTTTTCAGCAAACTCATTCAGCTTAAAGTTCAAACGCCTTCTTTCTTCTTCTAAGCGCGATATTTCATTGTTTTCAGAAGTAGACATATGACTCACAAATTACAAAAGTAGACAAACATCGACATTCATCACTTGACAAGGTTGATAAATGTGTACACTATTACTCAAAAAGTAGATAAACGTTTACTTAAACATAAATATAAACGTCAATCCAAACACTATAACTATTGAGTATATAGCATGAACTATAAAGAGATTGAAAAAGCATTAAATGACCGTGGCTATACATGGACATCAGCCTCTAAAGTAATAGGGAAAAGTGTCACATCAATATGTCGTGTTGCTAAACGTGATCTAGATAGTAAAAACATAGCTAAATCACTCGCAGTACTAATTGACTCAGATGTTGAAACAGTTTTCCCAGACAAGCCTGAATATCAAGAAAAAACACGTCAAGAAACTCAGTCAGATCTAATCGAAAAAGGTCGGCAAAAGTTAATTGATGCTGGTTTAGCTGAGGCGATTTAATCATGGCTAAAGACTTCCCACGTAGCAGACAGCGATTTGTGCAGGCAACAACCGACCTGCAATCAAATCAGACCAACGACGATTCATTGCTGGAGAAACTGCATAAATACTATGCGGAGATTTCTTGGCTAAATTTCGAACTGACTTCAACACCTGAAGACAGCGCTGCTTTAAATAACAGCAATCAACTTCAGAAAGAGGTTGAAAATACGTCGGAATTGTTGATGCATCAATTGGAAACATTGATGGCAGCACTGCTAGCAGATCAGCAGATAAACGTCCAAACACCGCCTCGTCATCTAACGGATGGACTTGGCCGTACTGTTCCAAGGCATTTAAGAACAGGTTTATCTCGTCTTCTAAACGGGAAGCGCTCATGAAAACAAACGACTCGTTTTCTTCATGTAATAACTCAACTGTGTTCATTGTGGTTGCTCCGTGTATGCGTGTTAACAACAGCCTATCGCGGTTAGTGGTCCAGCAACAATCACTTAATTTGGAAGAGGTGATGCAATGAGACTTCCAAAAAACAAAGCCGCTTGGAAAAAGCTACAAGCTACATCAATCAGACATGCTTTAAGACTGAATAAAGAATACGCAAGAGAATTCAAACGACTCACTGTTCCTGCCATTGCTGAACTCATGACGATTACAGACGAGCGCCTATATAAATGGTTATCAACAGGTGATATGCCTGTGAGTTTTATCCCAGCCTATGAACACATCTGTGGTATTGATTTTGTGACGCAATATTTAGGTATTAGAGATGACAAAATTCTAATTGACTTACCAAAGGGTAAAAAAGCCACAGATACCGAAATAGCCAAGCTACAAAAGCTCTCTGGTTTGGCTATTACTCAGCTTGTCAGCATATATGAAGATGACGAAGAAGCAGATTTAGATAAAACCATTGCGACCTTAACGCAACTATTGCAAGGCGTTGCCTACCACCGAGAAAACATCAATACCCAGCCAGAACTGGACTTTGAAGATGGTGAACAGGAGTAAGACAATGCACAAGGAATGGTATGCAACATCAGAGCTGGCAGGTTTACCGGGTTTACCTAAAAACGTACGTAATATCACCATAAAAGCAAAAAAAGAAAGTTGGGATGCACGTAAACGACAAGCTAAAGGCGGTGGCCAAGAATACCACCTATCAAGTCTACCCCTAGAAACCCAAGCAGCCTTATTAAAAGCAAGCCAACCAAACGTCACACAAACACCCGTTAAAGCCGCTTTAAACAAAGCTAAATTTGACTATAACAGTGATGAACTATGGCAACACTACGATAAAAAGCCACAAAAGCAAAAAGACACAGCAGAAAAGAAACTCAAGCTACTGCAACAAGTCATGGCGCTAGCAGAAACAGCCGACACCACGCTAAAACAAGCCTTTGCAATCGTAGCCGAACAAAACGACATCAGTGAACGCACCATGCACGGCTGGTATCACGGTACAAGCAGCAAAAAAGGCGTAAAACACTACCAAAAAACCGACTGGTTAGCAGCGCTGGTACCGGGTTTTGTAGGCCGCACAGCCACAGCCGAAATGTCAGAAGAAGCATGGCAGTTTTTAAAAGCAGACTACCTATGTGACGAAAAACCAGAGTTAGAAGCTTGCATTTACCGATTACAACGAACCGCCGCTGAACGTGGTTGGATCTTACCAAGCAAAAAAACCATAGAGCGTCGAATAAATGCCATACCAATGGCGACTAGAGTGTATTTGCGAGAAGGCGAAGCCGGATTAGTCAAACTATTCCCAGCTCAACAACGCACAGTCGAAGAACTCCACGCGCTGCAATGGATCAATGGTGACGGCTACCAACACAACGTATTTGTGAAACTGCCAAACGGTGACATCACCCGCATGAAAACATGGTTCTGGCAAGACGTATATAGCCGTAAGATACTGGCCTATCGCGTAGACGAATCAGAAAACACCGACACCATCAGAGCAAGTTTTGGTGATGTTGTCGACCAGTTTGGCATACCAGAACACGTCACCATCGATAACACCCGAGCCGCAGCCAATAAATGGATGACAGGTGGTGTACCCAATCGCTATCGCTTCAAAGTTAAAGAAGACGATCCACTTGGATTATTACCAACATTAGGTATCAAAGTTCACTGGACAAGCGTGATTGGTGGCAAAGGTCACGGTCAAGCCAAACCAATCGAACGCGCCTTTGGTGTGGGTGGTTTAGGTGAATATGTCGACAAACACCCAGCATTTAGAGGTGCATACACCGGCCCCAACCCAATGGCCAAGCCAGAAAACTACGGCTCAAAAGCGATCGATATCGACACATTCTTATCAGTATTAGAACAAGAAATCATTGCATGGAATGCCAAGCCAAACAGACGTACAGAAGTTGCAGGCGGTGAAAAGAGTTACGACCAAGTGTTTATCGAAAGCTACAAAAATGCGGTAATCAGAACAGCCAACGAAGAACAACGCCGCATGTGGTTGCTGATGGCTGAAGCCATCAAAGTACAAAAAGACGGCACATTTACATTAGATGCTGGCTCAGCAACAGGCCAAGGTAAAAACCGCTATCACAACCCAGAATTATTCGAGTTTACAGGTCACAAAGTCACAGTCCGCTTTGACCCACAAGCGCTGCATGAAACCGTCTACGTTTACACACTAGATAACCGCTATATCTGCCAAGCAAACTGCATAGAAGCCACCGGCTTTGGAGATACAGAAGCCGCGAGAAGCTTTAACAAACACAGAACCCGCTTTATCAAAGCCAGCAAACTGGCCGCCAAAGCAGAAGTGGCAATGGACGCACTCGAAGTGGCCGAAATGCTACCACAAGCACCACAACCAGAAGTGGCTAATCCGAAAATAGTACGCCCACTGCGAGCCGAGCCAAAAGTGGGCCGCGTCGCACCACAACCGCAATACAGCGAACAAGACATAAGCGACTTTGAAAGCTTCCAACAAGAATTTAATCAGCCAGCACAAGTACTGCCACAAACAGACGATCCGCGAGCGCGGTACCAACGTTGGCAAAACCTAAATAAACGTCTTCACGAAGGGCAACAACTCCAACCTGAAGACCAGAAATTCTGGGCGATGTACCAGAAAGGCAGTGAGTTTAAAACAATGCAAGAACTCGCTACCGACTTTGAAGGCTACGACCTAACCGTCGAAGCATAAAAAAGCCCACGGGCAAGGTGGGCTAAGGGATAAAACGGAGTAAATCATGACAAGAAACACAAAAATAGTCAATTTTGAGCAAAGTGTTCAACCGACTATAACAGCACCAATAAAAAACGTGATGTTATGCACAAGGCTGATGCAAGAAGCCATCGACAGACCACCACACCTGCCGAATATCGTTAGCTTTTATGGCAATAGCGGCTTAGGCAAAAGCGTTGCAGCCGCCTTTGTTGCCAACAAATTTCGTGCAGCCTACGTTGAATGTAAAAGCGTCTGGACAAAACGCAAGCTACTATCAGCCATCGCAACCGAACTCGGTATCACACCGGGTAAAAGTGCAGCAGACATGCTAGACCAAATCTGCGAAGAACTCGCACTCAGTGGCACACCACTCATCATTGATGAAATGGATCACATCGTAAACAAAAAGTTTGTTGAAGTGATACGCGATATCGCAGACGGATCAAACGCACCCGTGTTGCTGATAGGTGAAGAACAACTCAGCCGAAAACTACAAAAATGGGAACGTTTCCACAACCGAATGCTAGCGTGGCAACCAGCCCAGCCAGCAGACATCAAAGACGCACAACAACTCGTGCAAATGTACTGCGAAATAAACATCGAAGACAAACTACTGCAAAAAGTCATCGCAGACAGCCAAGGTGTTACCCGACGTATCTGCGTCAACCTAAACATGATCCAAAACGAAGCCTACAGCCGAGGTCAAGACAGCATGAGTCTAGCCGAATGGGGTGAAAAGCCGCTTTACACCGGCAACGCACCACTACGGAGACCAAGCAAATGAGCGAAACACCCTTATTAAAAGGCCGCGAAGCAATCTGGTACCTAATCAGAAAGTGCAAGCAATTTAGCATCATCGATCTAGAAAATGAATCGTATGAAGACAAAAGCACCGACTCACAAGCACCAGAGACAATCCGAGGCTATGTCAAAGCGTTAACCAAAGCCAACATCTTAGAAGCAATACCAAAGGGTGAAGGCTTCTCAGCGCGCCAATACTGGAAGCTAATCGACGACAAAGGCTTGATAGCACCGCGAGTCAATGCACAAGGCAAGTTGTTGCCAGAAACAGCACATCAACAAATGTGGCGAGCGATCCGAATCCTAAAAACATTCACCATCGACACACTGATAGCCAGCATCAGCACCAAAACCAAAGTCACGGTGACAAACACACAAGCCTATGTCAGCGCGTTATACAAAGCGGGTTATCTAACAGCAGCAAAGCCAGCAAACCCGAGCCAAAGAACCACTTACAAACTCAAACCAACCAAAAATACAGGCCCAAAACCACCACGGTTGTACCACGTAAAAAACCTGTATGACCCAAATCTAAACCAAGTTGTATGGACAAATCAGGAGGATAAGCAATGCTAATTTTAACCAGAAGAATCGGTGAATCACTCGTTATCGGTGATGATGTGATAGTCACCGTGTTAGGCACAAGTGGGAATCAAACCAAGATCGGAATAGACGCACCCAAAGCAGTCAGTGTCCACCGCGAAGAAATCTACAACCGCATCCAAGCAGAAAAAGGCGGTGCCAAATGAGCGAATGGTTACAAGTGCTTGAACAAAAGCGCAAGGAACTAGGCCAAGCCACCGTAGGCCGAGAACTGCGTAAAAACCAACCGGATGGCTTCCCATCAGCAACAACGATCAGCCAAGTACTCAATGACAAATACCCGGGCAAAACAGACCGTCTGCAAAAGCTGGTCGAAGGCATCTACATGTCCAGCAAAGTGCACTGCCCGGTCGTGGGCGAAATCCCAACCGACCAATGCAGCGAATATCAAAACCAAGAATTTGCAATGACCAACCCAACACGCCGTGCGTTATACCAAGCATGTCGTGGCGGTTGCCAGCACAGCCAACTAGGAGAATAGCCATGTCAAAAAACAACGACATCATCAACGACAAACTAATCAAAGCCCAATTCTGCTTAGCCGTGCTTGAATCAAAAGGGCTAGATGTCGACGCAGTCAACATCGACGACAGAAAGCCAGTGCTCACCATCGTCACCCACCTAAATCAACCGATTGCAGAAGTAGAAGGCATCACCAAAAAAACATTCCAAAAAGGTGGACGCAACTGGCGAACCTACACCGCAGAACTAGAAGACTGCCAAGTTGAATGGACAGTTCAAGACATCAGAAAAACAGCATAAGGACACAACCATGAACACAGCAACCCCAATACCAGAAGGCTATATGGAAAACGCCATCGGCAACCTAGTCCATATCAGCAAGGTAAGAGAACAAGACAAACTACGTGACCAAATCGCCAATGAACTGGTGGACGAAGCCAAGCAAATCAACCAGCGTTTACGCGACTTTAAGCAAAAAGCGCTAAAAGATATCGCAGACCTAATAGACATTGCTGCCACCAAATACGAAACCAAAATGGGGGGCAAAAAAGGCAACATCAGCGTCATGAGCTACAACGGAAAATACAAAGTCAGCCGTAGTTACGCAGAACGCATCATCTTTACCGAAGAAATCGAAGTCGCCAAAGAACTCATCAACGACTGCATCAAGCGCTGGTCAGAAGGTGCCAACGACAATATCCAAGCGCTAGTAGATCGGGCCTTTAGAACCAACGCCCAAGGCCAAATTAAAACAGCAGCCGTACTCGACCTACTACGCATCGAAATACAAGACCAAGGCTGGGAAAAAGCAATGGAAGCCCTCAAAGACTCCATTCAAACAACCGGCACAGCCGTCTATGTCCGCGTCTATGAACGCATTGGTGAATCAGACAACTACAAACCCATATCACTCGATTTAGCGTCAGTGTAGACCTGTCAGCGGCCAGCAGCGTGGTGCCGCCAGACTGACGTATTGAATAACCCGCTGCCGTTATTGATTGGTGCCTCCTAAAAACAGCCAAGGCAATAACCGACTGGCCTACGAGACAGGCCAACCCTTAGCCCCTTAACTGGGGTTAAGTCAGTGAAGAAATAGTGAGAAGGCAACATGGCCAATAGACATAAACTAATCCAACTCGTCCACATAGGCACAAAAAACCTATTTAACGACGAAGAACTACGCCGAGACTGGCAACAACAACACGGTGGCCACCGCAGCTGCAAAGACATGACCGACGCACAACTAGAAAACTGCGTCAAAGTCCTAAAACAAGCCAACGCACTGCAAACCAGACCACCAAAACGTGCAGGCCGTGTGCCATTCAACCGCAGCCCATACATGAGCAAAATAGAAGCATTGCTCACTGATATGCAACTTAGCTGGCAATACGCAGAATCCATTTCATGGCGTCAAACAGGTGGCAAAGGCGAAATGCCACACAACCGCCCCGGTGTAAAACGTCTTGAATGGGTACACAAACGCGAACATTTTGAAGCCCTAATCGCAGCCCTAGAAAAAGAACAAAGCAAGCGACGCTACCTAGCCAAAGTAGAAGGCCACATGCAAAGCCTGAACCTAACAGAAGAAAACATCGAAACCCTGTTAAAAGAAAACGATCTCTACACCCAAAACTGGAAACGCAATCTAGGCATATTAAAAAGCCTAAGCGAACACCTAGAAGAACTAACAGAGTATTAAGCAATGAAAATCGGTAACTGCCCAATTTGTCGCGCCCACCTAACTCTAGAAGCCCTGCTACATAACGAAGCCAGCAAAAACCTGCTGGAATGCGTTATGCCACAGCCAGACTATTTACGCCTGCCGCTAGTCAGCTATCTAGGCTTATTCCGAAGCAAAACCCGCGACTTATCCAATGATCGGGCCTTAAAGCTCGCCAAAGAAGTGCTGGTGTTATGTGATGAAAAACACATCCTAGCCGCAGCACTAGATGAAACCGTGCAAGCCATGCGAACCAAGCAAGAAGACGGCAGCTTCAAACAACTCACCAATCACAACTATTTGAAGAAAGTGATCCAAGCCGTAGCAGAAAGACCAATAGCAATTGCGGCACCAGCAACAATGCCAGCGTTAACTGGCCCACAAACACAGGTTAAACAATCAAAAACAGGCCAATCAATCGAACTGCTAAAAAGTTACCCAACACCAGAAGGTATAGACGAATGGTTTACCCGAGCTGTATGTGGATCATTAGCCGAATTAATGATCATGGGGCTAGAAGGCGTTCCCCCATCTGACACCATGCATTTAGTGATCGAACGCTTTATCAATAGCATGTGGCCAAAACGTGAGTGGAAGAAAGAACACCACTACACAGGTGCCAAACGCCTAAGAACAGCCATCATCAAAACAGCCGAAGCCAACCAACGCTGGCCAATCGTCAAAGATATCTTGGCAGACATACCCAATATCAAATGAACGAACAACACTACATACCACCACTAGCCCAAGAAATCGTCGATACCATTGGTATTGATGGCTTCTTACGCCTAGTGAAAAGGTATGGCGGCATCACCATCAGACCCGGTGATCAAGACCTAAAAAACGTCTTAACAACAGAACAATACAAAGCCTTCACCCACACCTATCGCAACTTAAAAGTCTACGTACCAAGGCTAAAAGCCAAACAACAAGCGATTATCGAAGCCGAAACCAACCGACTATTAAGCGAAGGCATGACAAAAACCCAAGTGGCATTGATGCAAGGCATCAGCGAACGCACCGTCTACACCCATCAAGCCAAAGCAAAACAACACGAAAACGACCAACAACAGGACTTATTTAATGTTTGAATTTATTGACTCACTCACAAGTGAAGACTTTCATCAAAATGTTGAATTTTTGATAGAAGGTTTTTTACCAAAAAAACAGATAACGGTAATTTATGCTGATGGAGGTAACGGAAAAAGCTGGTTAGCGACTGCATTATCAAAATACGCAGCCCGTTATCACGCAATGAATGTTGTTTATATTGATATTGATAACGGCATGAATACATTGATAGAAAGAGGCATAGAAGAAAAGCTATTACAACCCTGCCCAGATGTGACATATGCCCACAGAAGTAAGTTAAAACTTGAACCAACCCCACTACTAGAACAAATAGAACAAAAAGCAGTAGGTACACGTTATGCACAAACCCTGTTTGTATTGGATAGCTTGCAAGATTTTGTGGCCGTAAAAAATGATGATGCAGTAACAAAACTATTTGATAAGTTAAAAAACATACGAGAAGCGGGAGCAACCATCCTAGTATTACATCATAGCAATAAAAATGGTGTTAATTACGAAGGTTCCAATAAAATTAAAAACAGCACAGACAATATGTATAGGCTGGTAAAAGCCGACTCACCAGAAGGTGAAATTCACTGGCTGATGGAACTAAAAAAAGATAGAGCAGCCATCACTGATGTAGCGTACAAAGTTGATGTGGAAGACTTATCACTGATGCAAATCGACATTGAAAGCGTCAAACTAGACGACGAAACCAAAGCCTTTATCGAAAACATTAAAACCGCGCTAGCACAAGGGCCAATGAACAAAACCAACCTACTCAAAGCAGTAGGCAGCAAAAAAGACGACAAAACCGCCAGAAACCGCCTAGACAAATTTGAAGGCATTCACTGGCAATCAAGCAAGAAAGGTAGTGTCGTCAGTTATACGCTAGTGAAATAGAGATGGAAGTTGTAACAGTTGTACAAGTTGTTAATCCCAAATACGAACAGGTTGTTCTGTCGGTTGCATTATTTCTTGTTTTGATGGTGGCTGGCATGCAAAAACATCTTTTTCACACGCTGTTGGGTTATCACCTAACCAAAGTGGAATATTTGCTGGACAACCTTGATCTTGGTGTTTGTTTTTGGCTGTTACAACACAATCATTTATTTGTTTTTGTGCAATCAAGCTATCGTACTGAGCTTGTTTTATTTTTAGAACTGGGAAGTCATTACAATCCATGCTTTTTTGCGTTAACGCGGCATATTCAGCACAAGGTATATCAACTCTGTCAGCCTGTGCGATCGTGCCAAAAATACTAAGAAGCAAAAAAATAGCGGTTTTTTTCATGATGTCTACTCCATTAGAAAGAACCGACAAACTAACAAAGAAAATGTCAATTCTGCAAGTGAAGGACTAAAAATTGACAACTAAAACCAACCGGGCGTACTATCCGCTTTGAGGCTTCAAAACCTCTACAAGCGGATTGCCCAACCTCGTAAGCGTTGGTTTTTTTGTGCCTGATTTTCAGGACAACACCGATCTATGTCGGGAGGGCAACGAATACAACACCCTTCGGGGAAATAAGTTGCGCAGTTTCTTGTAGCTGTTTTGAACCTCCCGACGCCCTTTCGGTTTTAGGGTAATTCAAAAAAATTACAGGAGGCAGCAATGTCTACACAAACACACTTAGCCGATTTTAATGGCTACCCAATCGAAATTATTCATTATCATGATCAACCTTGGCTCACCGCTGAACAAATAGGCAAAGCGTTAGGGTTACAACATGCAAGAAAAGGAATACTCAAGATTTTTGATCGGCATCGCGCTGAAATATCTAAGGCAGGCGTAACCGTCGTCAATCTGGGGACGGTTCAAGGTAACAGGGATATGACAGTCTTTTCACCACGCGCCGCCCGAACAATCGCCTTTTTCTGTCAAACCGAAATGGCCCAGCGTTTTCGTTGCTGGGTGCTGGATGAATTGGAAAAAGTCGAACAGCTAACAGGCTTAGATATACCAACACATATTCGCCGAGAACTACTCAACGCTAGACCCTTATGGGGCAAAATTGCTGAATACAAACAAAAAGGCTTAAACCATGTCGAAATTGGCAAACTGCTCGATGTAAGTGACACCACTATTCGCAACCATGTACGACGAATGGAAAAGTGCGGCCTGCTTCAAGCACCTGTACAACTGTTACAACAGCAACAACATGCCAGAAAGTTATTGCATCACGCGGAAGGCTAACCATGACAAAAATCGACTTAATGGATGAGTTAGATGCGGTCAGGTCAGCATATGAAGCCTTGGCAATCATGGCATGTGAAAGCGCACCCTGTTTAAGTACAGACGTAGGTGAAGTGTTATCAGTGCTTAATCAAAGTTTTGAACATTTATCAAAACACATTGATAGCGATTGCCCAAACTTCTAAAACCTGCTTTACTAAATAACAACGAAACCCAAGCGCCCTGAAGCTTTTCAGGGCGTTTTTTCGTTCATGGCATAGCAAAATTTAGCCATGAACGAAAACAACTACACACACGACTTTATCGAAGCGGTTCAGCATACCCTGCAACTAGAAGGCGGATACGTCTTTGACCCAGCAGACGCAGGCGGCGAAACCAACCACGGCATCAGCAAACGCCAATATCCAGAGCTAGACATCAAACACCTAAGCTTAGAAGATGCTATTGCTATCTACTACCGTGATTACTGGCAACCCTACAAATGCGGTGAACTACCACCCATGTTTGCAGCATTTTTATTTGATAGCGTCGTCAATCACAACCCCAAAACCGCCGTTAAGTTTCTACAACACACCTTCAATGTCACGCCAGACGGTTACATTGGCCCACGCACCATTAAAGCCATCAACCAATTCAGCAAAAACGAAGAATTCACCAAAAACAAGCTGGTAGAAGCCTTGGCCTATCGTGCTGATTTTTATCACGACCTATGCACCAATAAACCGACCCAAGAACGCTTCATTATGGGCTGGTTACGTCGTCTATTTAACTTGCAGCAATTCATCCTAAAAACCTACTACCCAGAGGATTGATGATGTTCAACAAGCTAATCAAACCCATTACAGATGTTGTGAATAATGTCGTCGATAAAATTGCACCCGACGCAGGCATGGCAGAAAAACTCAAATTTGAGATTACAGCAGCCCTTATCAATGCAGACGACAAAGCCTTAGAGCAACAAGCAGCCGTCATTATTGCTGAAGCCCAAGGCGAAAGCTGGCTACAACGCAGCTGGCGACCTATCGCCATGCTGACCTTTGTTGGGTTAATCGTTGCCCACTGGTTGGGATATACCGCACCCAACCTGCCACCAGAACAAGTCATCGCACTATTAGATATCGTCAAAGTGGGTTTAGGTGGTTACGTCCTAGGCCGTAGTGCTGAAAAAGTCATGAAAGAATACAAGAAATAAGGCAATAAACATGGACGACCTAGACCGCGCCGAACAGCAAGAGCGCCAACAACGCCAATTCGCCATCAAAGCCGCTTTAAATAGCGGCATTGAAACAGAACAGCCCGACGAAGAAAACGGCATCCGCTACTGCCTAGACTGCGGTATGGAAATACCACAAGAGAGACTAGAAGCCAGACCCGAATCAGTACGCTGTGTCGACTGCAAACAAATCAAAGAACAAAAGGACAACCGCTAATGGAATTAGATTATGACGCAATGAAATTCTGGTTTGACGTGTTTCTATCTATCTGTTTGGTAGCCAGCCTTATCTACAACTGGATAGATAAAAAATCTCGCGTCAACAAAGCAGAAATAGAAGTGCTTACAAGCGAAATGATAGCTATAAATAACCGTCTATTAGTGGTTGAAGCAGATATGCGAGCCATGCCAAGCCACGAAGATTTAGGCCGACTCTATGAACGCATAAACGGCATGAGTGCAGATGTGAGTGAAATGGCCGGTGCCATCAAAGCCATGACCAATCAATTATCAATGATTAACCAGCATTTAATATCAGAGGGTAAATAATGCCTAGCCTAAACCAAATCGTTACCGAAGAATCGCGTCGCGATATCTTGCAAATGTTAGAGCAAGATGCCGACTACTCGCATAACGAAAACATCATCCAAATGGGCCTAGAGCGTCTAGGTCACAACTTCACCATCGACAGAGTACGCACCGAACTACGCTGGCTACAAGAACAGGGGTTATTAGAAATTGATGATCTTGGTGACACCCTTGGCGATATGTTGGTCGCAAAACTAACCCGACGGGGCCAAGATATCGCCAAGGGGCGTGGCCGTGTTGATGGCATTGCAAGGCTAAGACCATGATTTTAATTAAATGCACATTAAAAGCGTTTAAGAAAACGTTTGATGAAGCACTGACTATTTTTTGGTATTCGATGCTGGTTGGTATTGGTTTTACCGCTGGTGTTATGTGTATGTTCGGACTAAGTGAGTTTCTCTAATGGCTCGTCCATCAAAAATAGAACAAATGCCACCAGAAGTGCTAGAGCAGCTGCAAGCGCTATTACGTGATCCACGCGTTAGCCAGCTAGATGCCACAGCCCAAATCAACGAAATACTGCTAGCAATGGGCGAAGAACCTGTCAGCAAATCGGGCGTGAATCGCTACGCCATCAAAATGGAAGAAGTCGGCAGCAAGCTACAACAATCACGCGAAATGGCTCAAATGTGGATCGGCAAACTAGGTGCAGCACCACAAGGTCAAGTCGGCAAGCTAATCAACGAAATCATTCGCACAATGGCATTTGATACTGCCATGCACATGTCAGAAGACGACGAACCCGTAGCCCCGAAACAACTAGCAGCCTTAGCCTTAGCTGTACAACGCCTAGAATCAGCAGCCAATATGAATGAAGAACGCGAGAAACAAATTCGTAAAGAAATGGCAGCCCAAGCAGCTGAAGTTGCAGCTCAATCAATGGAAAATCAAGGCTTAACTCAAGACGCAATCGACACGATTAAAAACCATATTTTAGGGCTTAACTAACAATGGGAATGCCGCTAAAACGTCATCTAAAGTATGACCCGAATGAGGTGCTACTGCCATACCAGAAAAACTGGATGGAAGATGACAGCCCATTAAAGATTGCCGAAAAATCACGCCGAACCGGGCTAACATGGGCTGAAGCAGCAGACGCCGTATTAGAAGCATCCAAAGAAAAAGCCGCAGGCGGTACCAACCACTTTTATATCGGCTCAGGTAAAGACATGGCGGTGGAATTTATCGAAGCTTGTGCAATGTGGGCCAAGGCATTTGATAAAGCCGCATCTGTCATAGAGCAAGAAGTCATAGAAGATGAAGGCAAAGACATTCTCACCTTTGTCATTAAGTTTGCCAGTGGCTTTAAAATTCAGGCGTTAAGCTCCAACCCAAAAAACATGCGTGGTCGCCAAGGTAACGTCACCATAGACGAAGCCGCATTCCACGACCACCTAGACGAAGTATTAAAAGCAGCATTAGCCCTCACCATGTGGGGTGCAAAGGTACGCATTATTTCAACTCATAATGGTGTTGAAAACCTATTCAATGAATTGATTGAAGACAGTCGCGCCGGGAAAAAAGACTACAGCGTCCACCGAGTAACACTAGATGATGCTTGCGAAATGGGCTTATTTAAGCGCATTTGCCAAATCACCAAACAAGAGTGGTCGCAACAAGCTGAAGACGACTGGAAAGCAGGCTTACTCAAGAACACAGCCAGCCCAGAAGATGCTGAAGAAGAATATTTTTGTATTCCAAAACAAGGTGGTGGTACCTACATCAGTCGTGCCTTACGTGAATCACGTATGGTCGATGCACCTGTATTGCGTTATTCAGGCACCGCAGCATTTAACCTATGGCCAGAACACCAACGCGAAGCCGAAATAAAAGCATGGTGTGAACAGCATTTAAAACCGCTTTTAGACCAGTTAAACCCGAATTTAAGACACGTATTCGGTGAAGACTTTGGCCGCACGGGAGACTTAACCGTCATGACCGTGATGACCATCACCCAAACCCTAAAGCGTGTTGTGCCGTTTATGGTCGAACTTCACAACGTACCATTCAAACAGCAAGAACAAGTGCTGAAATATATCTGTGACCAACTGCCACGCTTTAGCGCTGCCAAGCTGGATGCCAGAGGCAACGGTCAATACCTAGCAGAACAAGCTAAATATGCTTATGGCGTCAATCGTGTCGAAGAAGTGATGCTCTCGCAAAGCTGGTACCTAGAAAACATGCCCAAATTCAAGGCCGCATTTGAAGACGACACCATCGCCATACCACGCGATGCAGACGTGGCAGACGATATCGGGGCTATACAAGTCATTAAAGGCATACCCAAACTGCCAGATGGCAAAACCAACGACGCCAAAACCCGCCACGGTGATGCGGCAATCAGTCTAGTCATGGCCTATGCAGCCAGCTTTGACCTAGCATCAGCTATTGAATGGACACCCGCACCCAGCAAACAAGACAAAGACGACCCCGACAACGACTACAGCAGCCTAATGAGTAAAGGCGGAGCATACTAATATGCAACAAGTAAGAACAAGCAAAATAGTAGATGCCAATGGCAAACCAATCCAAGTACGCGAAGCCCTAAGCGAAGAACAAACATCGCGCTTAGGCTTTATTGCTAAAGAATTTGAAAACCACCCAAGCAGTGGCCTAACACCGCGCAAGCTGACAAACATACTGCAAACAGCCGAGCATGGAAACATCATCGACCAAGCCGACCTGTTTGAAGATATGGAAGAAAAAGATGCCCACCTTCAGGCCGACCTAAGCAAACGCAAACGTGCGATATTGGATTTAGCATGGGATCTGAAACCACCAAGAAACGCCACCACACAAGAAGAATCACAAGTCGAAGAAGTCAAGGAATGGATCGAAGATATGGAAGACTTCGAAGACCACCTGTTCGATATGGGGGATGCGATTGGTAAAGGCTTCTCAAACCTTGCGTTAAACTGGCAAGATATTGGTAAATTAAAACTACCCAAACTAGAGCACCAGCCCTACCGCTATTTCACCATTGACGAAGATGACCGCAACAAAATCTTACTACGCAGTGAAAACGGCAAAGGCGAAGAGCTTTGGCCGTTTGGCTGGTTAACCCACGTACACAAATCAAAATCAGGCTATGTGGCCCGTGGTGGCCTGCATAGAACGCTAGTCTGGCCATACCTGTTCAAAATGTATGCATTGCGAGACTTAGCCGAGTTTTTAGAAATCTACGGCATCCCAATGCGACTAGGTACCTATCCAGCTGGGGCCAGTGATACTGAAAAGCGCACCCTAATGAATGCGGTGGTGGGTATCGGTCACAATGCAGCAGGCATCATGCCCGAAGGCATGGCAATCGAATTTGTAGAAGCCGCCAAAGGTCAAAGCGACCCATATCAGTTTATGTTGCACTGGTGCGAGTCCGTGCAATCAAAAGCCATCCTAGGTGGCACCCTCACCAGCACAGCCGAAAACACCGGGCTTGGTTCAAATCTAGGGGATGTACATAACGAAATTCGCAAAGACTTACTAGCGAGTGATGCCCGACAATTTGCCGGAACGCTTACCCGCGACCTAATCTGGCCAATGATAGCGATCAACAAACCGGGTGCAGATCCGCTACGCGCACCGCGTTTTAAATTCATTACCGACGAAGACGAAGAACTCAACGAACGTGCAGACCGAGACAAAACCCTATTTGATATGGGCTACCGACTCACAGAAGAAAAAGTCGCAGAAGTCTATGGCGAAGGCTACGAACGCGTAGAACCAAAACCAAACAACCAACCAGAACCAAACAAAGCGGCTTTAGCAGCAGCAAAAGCCGGTGATGATAATACAGAACTAGACGGCGCAACCGACCAACTCGGCGGCCTAACCCAACCAGTGATAGACCAACTTTATGACCGCATTAAACAGCTATTAAACGAAGTAAAAACGCTAGAAGAATTTCAAGACAGACTAGTCGAAGCCTTCAACTTCCTAGACCCCGACGAATTAGTCGACGTCATGCAACTAGGTCTAGCCCTATCAGAACTCGCAGGCCGCTATGAGGTACAAGAAAATGACAGATTATAAAGTAATAGCAGCGGACAGTTCACTAGTGCTATCTACAGGAGTTAAAAAACTTATGGCCGAAGGCTGGGAACCACAAGGTGGTCTTGCCGTTGTTTGGATGGTTGGTGGTGCGCGGTTCTATCAAGCAATGGTAAGAAATGCGAATGACGTCTAAATCAATCGTAGGTTGGGTTAGCTTGCAACCCAACAAACCGAAATGAAAATACTTCACCTAACCCTAAAAAAGAAATGGTTTGACATGATTGCTTGCGGTGCAAAACGAGAAGAATACCGCGAGATAAAACCATACTGGGATACACGCCTAAGCAAACATTATGATGCGATTGAATTTCGTAATGGATATGCCAAAGATGCCCCGCGCCTATTGGTAGAACTAAAGGAAATCCAAAAAGGCGGAATCGGTACCTATCTTTGGGGTGCACCAAAAGAGCCAGTATATATTCTGAAGTTAGGCCGCATTCTTAAAAGGACTTTAAATGCCCATTAACTACGGCTCACTCCCCTTTGAAAAATCAATAGAAGCCTTCCGCGACAAGCTCAACCTACCGACGTCGTCTTGGACAGATATCTATCAAGGTCAACACGCTCGCGCCTTTGTCGTGGCCGGGGCCATGAAAGAAGATATCTTGACCGACTTCAGAAACACAGTAGACAAGGTCATTGCCCAAGGTATGAGCCTAGAAGACTTTCGCAAAGACTTCGACACCATCGTGGCCAAACATGGCTGGGGTTATAACGGATCACGAAACTGGCGTAGCCGGGTTATCTATGAAACCAATCTCTATCAAGCCCACAACACAGGCCGCTATGCTCAAATGCAAAAGGTCAAAGCAACACGACCTTATTGGACATATCACCATAATGACGCCGTTGAGCACCCACGCCCGGAACATGTAGCAATAGACGGCTTAACGCTACATGCTGATGATCCATACTGGGACTATTACTACCCACAAAATGGCTGGGGCTGTAAATGCTATATCACAACACACAGCAAGCGAGAGTTAGAACGCAAAGGCATCAAGCTTGGTGAAGCTCCCGCAATAGAATTTGAAGAAAAAACCATTGGCATCCGTGGCCCAAGCCCACGCACAGTAACCGTGCCAAAAGGCATCGACCCCGGCTTTGCTTACAACCCCGGCAAAGCCGCATGGGGCCAAACCTTATCAGACGACGTGATGCAGCAATGGCAACAAACCAAAGGCCAATGGAATACCCTCACACCACAAGGTTGGGCTGAAGCAGGCAGACCAAAACAAATCCCATTAGCCTCAGCACCTGTTGAACTCGGTAGCCGCCTCAACACACAACAAGAAGTTTTACAGCAGCTGCAAAAACAATATGGTGATGAAAAACTGTATCAACCCGGCGGCCTCTCCTTCATGCTCAATAGCAAAACCCTAGCCAACCATATCGACCCAGCCCGTGCTGAATACATACCGTTATTAGATGACTTATTAAGCAACCCGTATGAAGTCTGGCTCTCATTCCAGCAACACAAAGGCACAGGCAAAGTCGTAATACGGTCGCGCATTGTAAAAGCGTATGACTTAGGCAAAGGCCGTTATCTGCTGGCTATCGCCAATGTACGAAAAGGCTTCTTAGAAAGTTGGACATTTATCCCGACATCAAAACGCAATTACATCAACGGGCAACGCGCCGGACTATTGGTATATGGGGAAAATGAATGAATGGGGCCGCACTTAATGCACTAAGCTGGCGGGTTTTAGTGCTATAGGTGTACATACCAACACATCAACCGAAACTTGATTATAGGTGAAAAATGGCAGGCGTATCAATCACAATTGAACAAAACATATCAGAAACCGTTGCACAAAAGCTGCATGAACTCATGCAAGCTGGCGTCGACATGTCTGGCCCCTTTACCGATATCGGCGAAGGTATGCTCAATAGCACCCGGCAACGCTTTGAAGAACAAGTCGACCCACAAGGCGAAGACTGGGAGCCACTCAACCCAAAATACCAAGCCAGAAAGAAAAAGAACGCCGACAAAGTCCTAGTGCTAGAAGGCTTTATGCGTGACACACTCGCCTATAACGCAGACGACCAAGGCATAGAGCTAGGAACCAATCGCATTCAAGGCGCATCAATGCAATTCGGTGATGATGAACGCGGTATCCCAGAACGCCCCTTTTTAGGCATGGGAGAAGATGACGACGACATGATAGTCGATATCCTACAAGACCATCTCGAACAAGCATTCATGTAAGACGCTCAATGTAGGGCGCACTCGCTATCAGTGCGCCAATTAGTTTCCATGTCATTGCGAGCAAAGCGAAGCAATCTGTCTCGTCATTGCGAGGAGCAACAGCGACGCGGCAATCTAAACCGCCACAAATCCCTTCTAAGCCGATTTAATCCATTTAGGCTGTCATGGTCTGTTTTCAAAACCCTTAAACGATTCTCGTAAAATTTAAACGGGCCACAGCAAACATAAAAAGCTTGTGAATGATGTTGCTTTGTGATTATTGTAAATAAAAGCAAACCTATCCCGCCCTGAAGCATTTCAGGG